GCACCCCCTTACTCTTCGCCTTCGTCTTCGCCGAACTGCTCGTAGGTCTTTTCGAGGTTGGCGACCAGCTCGTCGCGCATTTCGTTGTTCTGGCGCACCATCTCGGAATATGCACCCTGATGCTGCTCGGCCTGTTCCCGGTTGTACTGGGCGTTGCTGACGCCGAGGAGAGTGCCGAGGCAGACGGACAGGGCCGCACAGGTCTGGAGCACGGCGTCACCGTAGGGCAGCCCCCAGATGCCGGAAAGTGCCTGGTAGCAGATGCCAATGGCGTCGAGGAAAACCAGAGCGATCCACTTGAGAACGTCGTAAGTCTTGTTGCTGAAAATCATGACACAACCTCCCATGTCTTAACTTCTGTGTTGATAATGTCAATGAATGAGTTGCCGCCGAGGGTCTTATACGCCTTGTACTCCATGATGAAGTTCTCCATTTCGTACTGGCGTATCTTGCCCTCGTCTTTGTGTTTGTAGTAGGTATGCAGCATATCGGAACGAAGTTGGCAGCGCAGCCCGTCCCGGAGTTCCCGCGCGCCCGTCACCCGCTCACGAAGCGGCTTGACGAGCAGGATGACCCCGGCGACGATGCCGGTGATTGCGGAGGCGACCTGCGCCGCTGTGAGCAGAAGCGTCACAGGTCACTCCTCCTTTTCCCACCCGGCCGGATAGCCTACGATGTCAAGAATGTTGATTTGTTCCATGTTTGTACTCCTTTCAGTTGATGGTTAGCGTTGCGATAAGGGGGATGTGGTCAATGGTGTCTACAATTTCGTCCGTTGTCTTGGTTAGGTCTGTCCAGACAGACTCAATCGTAATATCCGGCGAACAAATGATGTTATCAATTGCGTATGCCCTGTTTTCCCAATCTGTATTTCCGCAGACAGTATTGAGTATCCCAAACGCACCGGCGTTCGCTATTGTGCATCCATATTCAAGGAACTGGTTGTATATAGATGCGTTTTCTTCTGAAAAAGGCTGACTCAACGGACTATTCAAATCGCCGCCAATGATAAACCTATTGCCCAATGCCTTTGCAAAGTTAAACAATTGCGTTGCCTGTGCAATCCTTTTGGACGAATCAAACGCATCGAAATGTGTAACCACAAGCGTTATCGGAACGTTGTTCACAATCACAAGGCACGAATCGTAATATCTGTTGGCATCGTTTGAATAAGTCCGAACCGTATAGTTACTGATTGGATACTTTGAGCAAATGCTCCTGTTGAGATAGTATCCATATGTTCCAGTTCCGTCTTGCTCGTGAATGTGGGGGAAATATTGTTGTAGCATAGACAACGCCGTTCTGCCCGTCTTGCTAAACTGTTTGGAGTACTCTTCGATAAACAGGATGTCTGGATCATTTTGCTGAAGAATGCCGTCTTGCAAGGCATAGTAGTCGCTATCCAAATCTGCCGGAACATTATCGCCGCTCCCGATATACCATTGGCCCACATTGTAAGTCATAACTTTTAATGTAATAGGCCCGCTCGGGAAAATTTGCGTTCCCTCTATATCATATGCGGCAGTACAGACTTCTCCATTGACACCATAAACCCTTTGTAAAGACTCTCCGTTTTTGTTGTAAACCATAACGATTAACCCCAGTTTCCTACCGCATAAATACAACTCGAGTTACCCCTCGTTGAGTAGGATGCCGTTGCGGTGGTATAGAACACGCCGTCAACAACATCGTACATACCAATCCTATTATCGGAGGTTCGCAAAACCGGAACGTAGTGGCTTATGCGGTTTCCACTAATATCAAAGAACTTGGCAGAACCCAATTGTACCTCTTGGTTAAGGTTTGAGGATTGGTCATTAACGGGGTTTGAAAACAACACAGGAGCAAGGTTGAGAACATTGGAATTTGCCCACGGAACGGTTATTACGCTATTGTTGTTTACCTGTACCGTGGACGGAGAAGATTCATTGTTGGTCACTTTGATAGTTCCCGGAACATTAAGTTGGTAAAGGTTCGCATCGGTGGCATATGTTGAATCGGCGATTTGCGATCCGTGTAAATGAAAACCGACGGCACCACTTGTTCCAACATAAAACGCCCACGATGATGTGGCACCAGATGCCGACCTCCTGCCGATAATTGCGGGTTGAGTTTCGGTGTATGTGGGAACCAGAAATCTAAACTCTGTGCTTATTGCGTTCAAATCCGCATATTTCTTGAGTTCAATCCAAGTTGCTTTGGCTCTGCTGGTAGAAGACGCTCCTGTGTATTCAACAAAGTCGTACTTCACATACCCAGATGGAACACCCTGTGTCACCGTTACATCAAATGTAGTGGTCTTTTCCCCGTAGGATACCGTAATGGTGCTTGTACCGGCCTCAAGAGTGCCGCTCAACTCATAGGCCACCACCTCGGTGGTATTCCCGTCATCGTAGGAAGCCGTGACGGTCAAATACTGCCGCAAATCGTCAATGTCATCGACATCATAAATAACCGCAGAGCCTTGACTAAATACGGCAGAAATGGACACTACTTCGGCATTGTAGAGCGCAGAACGAAGATTGTTATAGTAGTCCTGCCCATGAGCATCCACCCACGCCACTTTCTGGAAACACGATAGAAGAGCCTGTTTGATACGGTCAGGGATGTTCGTCACCGCTTCGGGATGCTCGTCCAGATAGTCAGCTAACGCCGCATTGGTCTGCGTCTGTGTAGGCGTACCCGCATTACTCCACGCCGCTCCGCTACTCGTTTTGGTCAGCACCTGCCCATTGGAGCCGCCGTCTGGCAGACCGCTCACATCGTCCCACTCCGTGCCATCGGCGGTCTTCGTGAGGACTTGACCGGGAGTACCGCCGGGGGGAAGGAACGGCCCTTGCTCGATGATTTCCTGTGCCGCTTCGACCAGTTCGCCAGCCGCTTCGATCATCTCGGCATAGGCGGACAAGTCGCTTTCGCTGATGGGTTCGCCGTCCTTTTTCGGAGCGTCTTCGACAGCCAGAGTGAAGTTTGCCGTGCCCACCACAGCGCCGCCGCTCATGATGGACAGTTCACAGACCACCTCACCAGCGACAACGGTCATCTGCTCGGTAGCGTCCACGGTCACTTTGTTGTCGGCGATGGTGCCGGAGATGGCGATGACATTTCCGTCCGGCTTCCTGCCGTTCAGCACCGCCGTGGCTCCGGCGGGAATCGTCCACTCCACCGAGCCGTTGATGATACTGAAGACGAAACGCCACATCGTATCATACTGGCTGACCGGGATGCTCACCTTGGGGCCACCGCCGAGCCAGAGGGTTTGATATCTATTAATCATTGTTCGGAGCCTCCTCCACCTTGATGATGAAATTCACGGTGCCGACTCGCCGCCCACCGTCTACGATGACCATCTCGCAGATAGCCGCACCGGGCACGTCGGTCATGACGGAATCGGTGTCAACGTACCAGCGGCCTGTGCTGGCGTCACGGGAACAGGACACCTCGAAGGTCTCGCCGTTGGCCTTGCGTCCGGTAATCGACACGGTTGCCGTGGACGGAATCGTCCATTCTGCGCCGTCGTAGCGGACGGAAAAGCGGAACTGCCAGAGGTCATCGTACTGCGACACCGGGATGATGATAGTCGGGCCGCTGGCGAGGAAGAGGGTGATGTTTTTCTGGATCATGTGTTACTCCTTATGTTGTCCAGCGGCCTACAACGTGCCAGTGGAGTGTATAGGCGACGCTGGACGCAGATCCGGCCCGGCACAACTGCACGGTCGGAGCTTTAGTCGTTGATCCTCCAGATCCGTTTGTCATCACAATCAGACTAACCCCCGAACCGTTTTCCACGCTCACGGTAACAGCCGGTTTTGCAGCGAACGCAAACGGAAAATTGGGTGCCTTGCCGTCGCCGCCGTTGTAGTAGAACCCACTACTCCCCCACTGTGTTGTTAGGTTCGCGGTCAGCCCCGTCTGTACGCCCCAACACTCCGCGATGCCGCTGGCCCACTTCCGGTATGTCCAGATGCCGCTTGTGCCTTGTTCCACCACATAATCGGTGGTCGCAAGCTCCTGCGCAACAGCCACGTCAATGTTTGCCGGTGTGCTGGTGATATCGAGAGCCTTGCCGACCGCTTCGTCAATCTGCGCCCCTGTGTAGATGCTTGTATAGTCTGACATAATTATCACCCCTCAAGTAATTTGCCTGCCGTTGACCCAAAGTTCATTGCACCTCACCGCTCCGCTGAACTCACCGCTTGATGCACGGAGAACACCGGTTTCCAACGTACTCGGGAACTTCCCGTTTTGGGCCTCAATGACGTTCACGCCGACCCTCGCAACACGGTTCCCGTCCATCCAAACGGAGAAGGCAGACCCACGGCTCGACGGCTCGACTCTTGCGTTCCACGCGATGGTGAGGTCTTCGCCCGTGTTGACCATTCGCCGTACTTTAACAAGGTCTGTCGTGGTGATGTCGCCGTCTTGATAGATGTCGTACTTCTCGTAATCTTCGTCCGTCGGTGTGATGTTGCCAAGGAGAATCTGGCTGATTCTCGTGGTATCGTCTTCCGTGTAGTCGGATGCGTGGTACGTCTTTTCTCCGATGGTGTTGAGGACACCAGAATCAAGCGAAATCGTGAAGTTGCCCAACACAGAGCGGATGATTCCTGCGGTGATATAGTCGGCGATGATACCGCCTTCAAGAGTCGCCGCCATGGTGAACGGGCCATCATAGCCATTGGACGAAGCGGCCCACCCGGCGTAGTTCCATCTCCAAACCTTGGTTGCAAGCGTAGGCTCCGGATTGTCAGCCACATAGAGCGTGTCCGGCTCCCCGTCCTCGTCCGTGTCCAAAAAGCGGATAGACCCGCCTTTTGCGCCCATGAGTGCGGCGGCGATAGCGGAGGTAAGCGATGCCACTTCCGTCCGGGTCGGCGTCTGCTCAAGTTCCCTCGCCTGTGTTGCGATGGTGTCGGCGATATTGCTCTTGATACTGCCAAGATTGACCGTCGCATACCGCTCAAGCAACACGTCCCACTCGATGGAGTTGACACGAGCGGTGGCATCCACGCCCAACTTGGCGAAGTGGACGCCAACGGTATCGCCCAGCGAAACGTGTTCCAGAGCGGCAATGTCCTTATACTCTTCCGTCTGGCCGAGTTGCACGAAGGACACACGCCACGAGACGGAGGGAACACCAATCTGGTTGTTGACGATATACGCTTGTGCCGCCGCAATCAACTGATCCTTGGTCGGCATATCCTCCCATTTATCGGACATATCGACGGGGAGGATTTTCACATAACCGTAAGTCCCGACAGCGGCCACGACAGGCGAGTGGATGACGGAGTCTTCCTTCTTCCAGTAGGCCACCACGCCGGTATAACAGGAGTCACAGCGGGCATCCTGCTCCA